AAAACAAAAGAAATCACCCCAAAAACATTCAAAGACAATAACCATTCAGACGAAACAATACGTAACGTAGGTAAACTTATATCACTAAAGTATAGAAACAACGAAATTGCAAAGATGTTAAACATACGCCCAGAAACTGTCAGCAGAATAAGGAGCTATCTCAAAAAGAATAGCTGGAGTAGTACCAAGTTCGTCAATTTAGCCCGTAATAACATAGAGTTAGCGCTTCAAGACGGAGACATTAAGTTAAGCGAAAAGGTGTTTGATCATACAAGCAAACTGTTTGATACTCCACCGGCCCAACAAGCCCCTGTCCAAACCAACATACAGGTCAACGCCTACGACCCTACAATGTACGTTAGAGGCGCTCAGAGCCAAAATAAGCCCCCTATTAATGAAAAGGCAGGGTTAGGTATAGGCACGAGGGATAAAGGGGCTAATATTGAAGTACAGGGGGGTGCAGGGGTCATCGAGGATGGTGAGTGATGTGTGTATTACCATCTTCTTGGGCGCGCGTAATTTTTAAAGGGATTATCCTTTTGGGAATAGAAAAGCCTGATGGTTAAGCGATTCTTTATATTTGGGGGCAGTAAAAGTGTTAAAAGTGCGTTCTAGTAATTTCAATAACTTAGTATCGATTTTACGGGGGTTATAGTTTTTGGGTTTTCACGGATGGGCAAAATATTTTTAGGGAGATATAATGCCGAGATACAACTACAAATGCCGCTGCGATTATCAGGTCGAGATAGAGCATGGCATAACACAGCGGCCGATAATAAGATGTGTCTGCGGTTATAAGATGAGGAGGGCTGATGAGCTGCGAGAGAAACAGTGCTGCAATAAAAAGTGTCAGTCGCAAGATTGTTGTGGAGTTGGTAAACAAAGATGAAAGTATATGTGCTGGATTACGATAATGGGCTTATGTTCCCGGTAGATGGCATGGCTATCCAAAGTAATTGCGAATGTGGCTCGACTGTTAAGTATGTACCGACGCAGGCAGGTTACTTTAACAAGCCGGCTGTTAAGCGCTATTGGCAAACAGATATGTATGCTCATCGTATAAACAAGCCCGCTGAAATAGCCGAACGCCGCCGTAGGATGGCAGCGATTTTCCCGCATGCAAAGCAAAAGAAAAAGGCTCTAAAGCCGTTTGATTTAAAAAAATTCAGGGGCGAGGCTATATTTATTGAGGCATGTAATAATAGACCATGGTTTATGGGTTTGCCGAAATGGTATGTAAGATTCCACCTTAGATATTTCAGGCAGTTATTATGATACTGTCAAGAGCATGGAGTATAACTGAGCTGTGTGTAGAGTTTAATATTACAATGTATGAATTTATGATCCGTATTTGCAGTAATAAAAGTTATATGGTGCATTAATGAAGCCAAGCGAGCTACTAGCCCTGAACGAACTTAAAGTTTCCCTTAGAGAAGCGGCAAAAGAGATAATAAAAAAAAAGGGCTTGACGTTCCCGAATTTATACGGTAAACTAGAGCTAAGCTTTCGTAACGGAGAATTGAAAGGCACAAGATTAGAAATAACTGAGCAGTAATAAACCAGGTAACGGAAGAACCGACCCTGTATTCAAGCAATCGCTTGTCTACGGGGTTTTTTTATGGGCGAAAATGGATATAGTGCTACAGAGATTAAAAGATTTCAGACCTCATCAAAATGTAGCCTATAGATTTGATTACGACATCATATATCAGGATATCATAACAGGTAAACAGGACTTCCCGGCAGTCGTAAGATGGCATGTCATGAACGATATCTTCTTTATCGTTTACTTTATTATGTGGCACGATGAATCCGCTAACGATCCGAAAGGTTATTTCGTAGAGCGCTGCAAAGAGATAGAAAGCGATATAATGGATTATGAGGCTGACGAGTGTTTTAACTTTCTAGACTTATGGGCTAGGGAGCACGGTAAAAGCTCTGTAATAACTAAGGCATGCACTATCCAGAATATATGCAAATACCCTGAGAAGGCTACTTGCATCTTTTCATTCAAAAAAGGCAACGCTGTAAAGTTTCAGGACTCCATAGCAGAGACGTTCGAGAAGAAGCGTATCCTTGCTGATGCGTTCCCTGAAGTAACGTGGCATGACCCCAAGGGCAGCTCGAAGTGCTGGTCATCAGACAGGGGTTTATTGTTCAAGCGAAACTCAACAAGGCAGGAAAAGACAGTTGAGACATGCGGTCTCACAGAGGGTATGTCAACAGGCATGCATTACGACTATCTGATATTCGATGATATCGAGACCGACGATATCGCCGAGAACCCTGATCAGCTTGTGAAGGTATCCAAGAAGCTAGATGTTGCCAGAAATATGGGGAAATCCGAGCAGGAAGGCGGCATGAAAGGCTCTATGTTCCGTATAGTCGGTACTCCTTACTCCCATCTAGGCGCATTGGTACAGGCCAGAGAGAAAAAAATCTTAAACGAACTGGGGGAGGAGGAACCAATGTACAGGTTCAGATTAAGGCCTGTCATGGACGGCGCCGGAGCCCCGTATCTTGTCTCTGAACGAAAGCTTAGAGAGCTTAAGGCATCGGATTATTTTAACTCGCAACAGATGTGTGATCCCACCCCTGAAGAATCAGCCGCTTTCACAGGCAAGCATCTCTTAGATATTCCTGACGAAAAGATACCTGACAATCTCGTCAAGTACCTGTTGGTCGATTGGGCAGGCAATATGACAGATAAAGCGGCAAAAGACGCATGGGCTATAGAGCTTGTTGGTGTAGACCCGAACGTCGACGACCTTGGAGCATCTGATATATATATACTGGACATGGTGCTCATGCCGATGGAAGAAGAACACGCAATACGCGAAGTTATCAATATGTATAAGCGAAACGGGATTGTGCAGGCTCTTTGCATAGAGCAGGTAAATAACGCGTTCCTGACAACCCATATCGCAGATATATTAAGGAGAGACCATCATATAGACCTGTCAGAGAAATACGGCACTCTGATACCATTAAGGCCAAGAGGCCGTAACAAGTTAAGGCGGATAAGAACAGCCCTTGGCTGGTCGTTCAGGAACGGTAAGATTAAAATAGCTACCAGTATCCCCGTGGCGTTCAGGGACAGGTTACGAAACGAGATGGATAAGTTCGGGGCATGGCATGATGACGGGCTAGATGCTCTCAGCTATATAAGGGACGTCATGGACGAGACAGGGTTCAAGTATAAAATAACAGGTGCAGACGAATCCAAGGTAATAAGCCTGCTGACACATAAGCAGGTTAATAACAGGTTGTCTTGGATGTGTAACTAGGAGGGAAAATGGGAAAGATAACTGACTTCTTTCAGGTGGTCGACAGGGAGACGTTAACAGTAAGCAGCTCTGCCGTTGGTTTTACGGCGGCAAAATACTCAAAGACCACAAATAACAGAAATATAATCAAGCGGGTCGAAGTATCAGTTGAAGACGCAGACATAAGAATGACCCGTGACGGCACAACCCCGGTAGGCTCTACTACAGATACCGGCACATTAATCAAGGACGGCACGATTTTTGTTATCAACGGTGAGCATGATATCCGTAAAGCCAGGTTCATAAGGAACGCGTCAACAGATGCCAAACTACAGGTTGATTATCTGACCTATCAGGGTGTGGGAGGTGGATAATGTCATTTGAAGTATTAGCCCAGGTCACCAAAACGGCAGACGGTAAAATAAGGACTGTAAATACACCTTATATGTTAGAAATAGGCGGAGAGCAGACAATAGACGGGCATACTGCTATATGTGTGCATGGTAGCAACGAAGCGGTAGGGACAACCGAAGAGGTAATCGGAGAACAGGGCGGTGTGCAAAACTATGTAAGCTCCGCGGAAGCTTTACAGGTCTCCAGCAGCAGCACTCAGGACGATGCCGGCGGCACAGGAGCGTTGACTGTAGAATTAAATGGTCTTGACGCCAATTATGACGTATTAACAGAAACCGTAACAACTAACGGCACTGCCAGTGTAGAGACAACTAATTCATTTATAAGAATGTTTTGTGCAAGAGTCCTTACTGACGGTGGTTCAGGATCGAATGTAGGTACCATCTCGATTAAGGATAACGCTGATACGAATACATTGGCCGTGATAGTCCCTTTACATGGCAAGTCACAGAACGCTATATGGACAGTCCCTGCTGATAACAGGGCTGTCATAATCAACTTCTGGGGCTCTGCTACATCTTCTCAAAATGTTATAGTACATCTATATACAAGAGAACCGAGCGCATCATGGAACCTACAAAGGCAGTTTACACTAAAAGACTCCCCGTTCGACCTTAAACTTGAAGGTGGAATACGTATCCCTGAGAAAACAGATATCGAGCTCAGGGCAAATGTCGGCGCATCTACGGCAATAGTGATGGGCGGCGTAGACGGGTGGTACGAAAGCAATACGGGTGACACGTAATGCCGATACCAAAAGGGGCTCGTGTAAGGGTAAAAACTACGAAGAGGGGTAAGAAGATAAGGTTAACTTTCAAGAATGATAAGGTCATAGAGGCCAAGAGGATAAAGCGTGGCAAAGGCAAGAAAAAACATAGTAAAAGAAGCCCTTAGACGGTTCGAGATATCCAGCACGGCAGAGCAGGATAACAGAACGCGCGCATTGGAAGCCAATAACTTTGTGCGAGGCAAACAATGGTCAGAGTCAGATTTGCAGGAACGCAAGCTTTCTAACAGGCCTGCTCTTACTGTCAATAAGACTCGTGTTATGGTTAATCGCGTTGTCGGTGATATTATCCAGAACCTGCCTGGCATGACGGTCATCCCGGTAGAAACGGGGGATTTTGAAGGGGCTCAAGTAAGGCAGGAGTTGTTGCGGCACAGCGAGCGCATCTCAGAGGCAAGTGATGTCTATACCCTTGCCGCAAGGCAAGCCGTAGAGCACGGGTTCGGCTATTTCAGGATATTCACAAAGAATATAGACGATGAGACATTCGACCAGGATATAGTAATAGAACTTATAAGAAACCCTTTTACTGTATACATGGATCAGTCTGCAAAAAAGTATACATACGAAGATGGCAGATGGGCGCTAATATCAGTTATGATTACCGAGGAAGAGTTTAAGCGTCAATTCCCGACCAAGCAGTTTGTGGATTTTCATGGCAACACAGGAGAGCTGGGAGAACAGTTCGAGAAGTGGCACGAGCCTAATAAGATAAGAATAGCAGAATACTTTTGGAAGGAACCAGTCAGGAAGACAATAGCAGACATAACAAACGGAGTAGACAGGAAAACTGTAGAGCTGACAGATGACGTTTCAAGAGCGGCATTAAGGAGGCAGGGCTGGCAAATACTGAGAGAGCGCAAGGCAGATTCCCATAAAATTATGTGGGCTAAGGTTTCGTCGCATGAAGTGCTGGAAGGGCCAATAGAGTTCCCGTCAAGATATATACCTATAGTACCTGTTCTGGGCTACGAGGATAACGTCGAGGGCAAGCGCAGCTTCGTAGGCCTTATAAACGACATGATGGACTCGCAGAAGATGTTGAACTTCTTCTATACATCAGAAGTAGAGGCAGTACAGATGCAGACGAAGGCTCCGTGGCTCGGTACTCCGCTTAACTTCCAGGGCAATGAGGTGATGTGGCGTAACGCAAATAATACTCCGTACTCGGCGCTTATAGCAACGCCTGATCCAAGGATACCGGGTGGGATGCCACAGCGGATAGAACCGCCACGTTCAAGTTCAGGCCACCTGAACCATATTCAATTGGCAGATGGTGATATGAAGGACACGTCAGGTATCCAGGACGCGTCTCTCGGCAAGACCTCAAATGAACGATCAGGCCGCGCAATCCTAGCGCGCCAGCGAGGGTCAGACATAACCACGGTAACATTTAGAGATAACGTATTAAAATCAATACGTTATTCTGGAAAGATAATGTTGGATATGATGCCTCGGATATACGATAACGAGCGTGTTATCCGTGTAGTGGGCAAAGAGGGAGACCTGAGAGACTTATTCCTTAACTTTACAGTTCTTGATTTTGAAACAGGAGAGCAAGTCCTGGTAAATGATATAAGCGAAGGGAAGTTCGACTATATAGCAGATGCAGGCGCAATGTTCCAGACAAGGCGGCAGGAGGCAGCCGCCACACTTACTATGGCTTTACAATTCGCGGGGCCGCAATATGCAGATATTTTGATCCCACGAATTATGAAGATGCAGGATATACCAGAATCGCAAGAAGTCGCTCGTGAGATGGAGGAACGTAACCGGTTACTGCTCGGCCAAGCAGCATCGGGTTCACCACCTAACGCAGTACCCACTGAGCGTGATTTAGCCCCACCTGTGGCGTAAACAGGGAATACTAGCTAAAGGAGCGTAAAACCAATGGAATTTGAACAAGAAAAAGTATTACAGGATAACCCTGACTTAGGCGCAACCGCAGATTCGCCACCTGCACAAACCGTACCAGAGCAGGAGAAAGAGGCACCGCCGGAGAATATTCCGTATAATCGGTTTCAGGAAGTGGTAGGTAAGAAAAACGAGTTACAGTCAAGCCTTGAAGAAAGAGATCGACAGGTCGAGATGTTAACACAGGAACTGTTAAAAACCAAGCAACCTGTCCAACAGCAAGCGCAACCTGTACAAGTCGAATTGCCGACAAAGCCAAACCGTGACGAATTTGATGACGATACTGATTATTTCATGGCGGTAAGTGACTATAAGTACAAGGCTAACAGGTTCCAGGAGGAGCAGGAGCGACAGAAGAACGCTGTTGTAGAATCACATCAGCGTAACTATCAGCAACATCAACTCAGGGCAGCAGATTTCGTATCTAAGAACCCTGACAAGGGTGATTATTGGGCTGTAGCAGAGAATAACACAATAACCCAATATTACCCGTCGGAGATGAAGGCTGCTATAGTTGCATCCGGTATGTCGCCACAGATAGCGTATCACTTGGGTAAGAACCAGGCCGAAGCTATCAGAATAGCAAACTCTCCGTTACCAAGCCTTGAGATAGGAAAACTTGAAGCCAAACTTTCCAGCCCTGCGCCTGCTAAACAGGTTTCAATGGCACCACAGGCTATAAACCCTGTAGGAGATACAAATGCCGCCCATGAGAGGGTTCCGGGTAAGGATAACATGGCCTACGAGGAGTATAAAGCCAAGATGAATGTCAGAGAAGCCCAAAACAGGAAGAATGGTACTTGGGGAAGATAAATGGCAACCTTAATTACTCCAGATGTCATAGCGCAGGAGGCGCTAAGGATATTTGAGAACAACACAATTATGGGAAGCCGTGTTTATAGAGCCTATGAATCAGAGCTTCGTGGCACTAAGGTCGGTGATAGAGTTAGGATAAGAAAACCTAACGACTTCACCGTACAGGACGGCCCTACAATGGTCAAGCAGATTGTTGAAGAGTCGAGTACAGAGCTGGTAATAGACCAGCATAAACACGTAGCCTGGGAGTTTTCTAACACAGAATTGACGCTCTCTATAGAGCAGTATTCCGAGCGTTATATCAGACCGGCTGTCATACAGTTGGTCAACAACGTAGATAATTTCCTGACAGGTTTATACACGGAAATCCCGAACACAGTTGGTACGGCGGGCACTACCCCTACCAACGTTAAAGCTTTCCAAGCCGCCAGAACCGAGCTTACCCGGCTAGCTGTCCCGGATGATGATATAAGTTTGGTTATTGGTGTAGACGAAGAGCTTGAACTTGTTGACGACTTGTCAACCAAGAGCGGCCCAGACGGTATGATCGAAGGTGCAATCAGGAATATGGCTATCGGTAGAATAGGAAAGATGCCTGTCTTTATGGATCAGAACATCAGAACCCATACAACCGGTACTAACAATCCTGGTACTAACGACTATCAGATAAACGGTGCTAGCCAATCAGGCTCCACATTAACGGTCGATACAGGTTCAGGAACACTCTTAGTCGGCGACGTTATAACAATCGGTGATGATGTCTTTGACGTTAACCCGATAAGCAAAGCCTCTACTGGCAGATTAAAGAGATTCGTGGTCACGGCTAACATGGCAAGTGGCGGGACTTCACTCTCTATTTATCCTTCAATCGTAGGCTCTGGCGCTTATCAGAACGTCTCTGCATTACCCGACGACGATGACGTTATAACAAGAGTTGGTACAGGCGCATCTGATACCTATGTCAATAACCTTGCTTTCCACAGGAAGGCATTTGCATTGGCAATGGTGCCATTTGAGAGGCCTGTAAGCGCTCCGTTCTGGGCTATGGAATCTTCAAATGGCTTCTCAATCGCTGTTTCAAGAGACTGGGATCAGAACACTTACAAAGAATCTATCAGACTAGACATCTTGTATGGCGGTAAGGTCATAAGACCTGAACATGCCATCAGGCTGTTAGGTTAGGAGGGTATCATGGGAAAATATGTATCGAGTGTAGCCTCCGCCCAGAATGCTCGTGATGTTCGTACTCTTACGACAGCCACGACATTGGACTTGACTTATGGTTGGGTAAAAGTAACCGGCACTACTACGATTACCTTACCTGCAATTTCAACTCTATCTGGTCTTGGAGGTTCTAACAAAACATATACTATCGAGAATACAGGCTCGGCGGTTGTAACAGTCAGCCCGAATTCCGCAGATAGTATCGGCCCCGGGGCAGCATCCAGTTATACGCTTAATAGTAATGGTGACAAGATCGTCATTACAAGCAATAGGCAAAGCAGTAACTGGGAGTTTGACCTTTGGGAGCCTTTTATTAACGATAATGAGCACTTAGCTGATGGCATTATCTCCACTGCAAAAGTGGCGGATGACGCTATAACAGGTGCGAAGTTATCCGTAGGGACACATTTTAATGCAACGGCAGCCCTGACTACAGGAACGACAGCAGTAGACCTGTTCTCAGCATCAGGCGCGCCTGCGGCTATTACAATTAAGGCTGTGATCGCAGTCTCACAAGATACAAACGCTGGTAATATGGTTCTCACAAATGGTACAAATGCAGTAGCGACCTTTGCGAAATCTACAACAGCAGGTCTTGTAACCGGCGAGGACGGTGCATTAGCCAACACCACAGTCACTTCTGGTGACACAGTAACGGTAGAGTCAAGTACAACAAACGGTAATGGTATGGTTATCGTATTCTTTACTTCTGCCTAAACTATCGGGGCGGTTTCGGCCGCCCCAATTAAAAAGGAGCATTTATGCACATAGTAATAGGAGCACCACATGGTGGAGGAGGCTTCCATGGAAAATTTGTAGACTCTATCATGGTATGTCTTTCAGGTATCAAGGCTAATTTTACTTGGTTAAGGAAGCGTTCTGCGCTTGTATACGCAGCCAGAAACTCGATGTTCTTAAAGGCACGAGAGCTTAACGCCGACTACCTGATCATGATAGACTCTGATATGACATTCCCATCCGATGCAATAAGTAAGTTGATAGCATTGGACAAGGACATTTGTTCAGGGGTATATTATATGAGAGACTATCCGCACAGACCTTATGCGTACAGGTGGACTGGAGAGGATGTATATGTCCATGAGAACTTATCGCAGATCCCGCAAGAGCCGTTTAAGGTAGACTCTGTAGGCGGAGGATTCTTATTAATCAGCAAAAAGGTTTTACAGGGCTGGGACTATTCATGGGGTAAACCCTTTAATCACATTACACATGATGATGGTGACGGTGGGATGCACATAGGAGAGGATACTAGCTTCTGCCTGAGATGCAAAGACAGGTTCGAGATATGGGCAGACCCGACAATAAAACTTGGCCACGTTGGAGAGCTGACCATAGGAGCAGAACACTGGCAATATGCAAGACAGACAATACTAAACAAAGATCACCAATCAGACGGCATAGACGGGTGGACGTCCCGGGAAGAGCTCGAATGGTTGTCTCAGGCTGCGAAATCAGCACGATCTATAGTCGAGATAGGGTGTTGGAAGGGCAGGTCAACAAAAGTCCTTCTGGAGGCATCTGACGGCTTCGTACATGCTATTGACCACTTTAAGGGTACAGACAAGACAGGTGATTTCTGGTCTGGCGTTATGGCTAAGGAGCAGGACGTATATAGTCAGTTCCAAAAGAATGTAGGTCACTATCCTAATCTTAGAGTGCATAAAATGTCTAGTACAGATGCAAGTATGTTTTTCCAGGATGGCGAGCTTGATATGGTATTTATAGACGGAGACCATACCTATAAAGGTGTTAAAGAGGATATAGCGACGTGGCTTCCAAAGGTAAAGAAAGGCGGTGTAATCTGCGGGCATGACTATACTAGCGGTTGGGATGGCGTTATAAAGGCAGTAGACGAAAATTTTAATGAAGTGGAGGTCGTGGGGTCGATATGGATCAAGAAGGTAGCGTAAAATTCGGAGTAAAAAGGTATCATCCGGTACATGGCAGGAAAAAATTTATAGTAGAGAGCTATGACGAGCTTCCAACGGAAGAGGACGGCTGGTTTGATTCTCCAAAGAAGGCTATGGAGCATGATAATAAGCTTGAGAATTTACCGCCTGAGATTCAGGAAGAGTACAAGGAAGCGGCTAAGGAAATGGTGCATGGCGGCTTCAAGATAGAAACGATAACTCCAGGTGTCAGAGGTATGGTGAGCAAGCTATTAAAGGGCAAGACTTTAAACGGTCATACAGGATTATCCCTTAAGTCATTCGCAAGCCTATATGGAGAAGTAAACCCGAAGACGAAAAAAGCGCTAAAGCCTCTATATGAAAAGGTAATAGCAGAATATGGCGATAAGATAATACAGAACAGATATAAGCAATACGTTTATAAGGAGTAGTCATGGCAACGGCAGAGGTAATAGTAAAAGCAGCCATTAGGAAGATAGGTGAGCGTAATCCCACTAACGCTGAACTGGCAGATGGTCTTGAGAAGCTGAATGATTTATTGAGCTCCTTATCAGCAGAAAAGCTTATGACCCACGTCAATACCAGGGAAACTCATACTTTAACTGCATCAACGGCTGAGTATACATGGGGATCAGGCGGAGACATAACCACAACGAGGCCGATTAAGATATTCAATGTTTTCTTAAGGGATTCCAGTGGCAACGATTATCCTGTAAACGTAATAACAGAGGAAGTGTACGATGAGCGTTCCTTAAAAACGACAGAGGGTAGACCTGACAGGCTTTACTTTGCAACAGAGTATCCGTTAGCAAAGATATTCCTGTATCCCACCCCTAACGCTGCCGAAACACTGCATTTTTCTACATGGAAGGCATTATCTGAGTTGTCGGGCATATCATCATCTGTTTCGCTGCCGAATGAATACAAGCTGCCTTTAGCTAATATGCTATTGCTGGAGCTTGCAGGTGATTACGGCTATGAGCCGTCGCCAAATGACCATAGGAATGCAGAGACATCAAAGGATAGGCTAAGACAAGTAAACATGAAAAATATGATAACTCAGTTCCCTAGGGAGATAACTAAATATAAAGCCCTTAACATAGATAATTTAAGGTTCATATAGGAGATAATAATGAGTAACGGTGGAGCGCAGTTTAAAGAATGGGGGCCTTACTGGGACAACTCCAACAGTACTATATATACTCAGATATATGTATATGCATACGATGCTGGCGGCTATACGGTTGCGAAAGATTTTTGGGACAACGAGGACAAGTCAGGCGGGGCTATACAGTCTAAGCAAGGCGGCACAGATGGGACAGTCGCCGCTTATTTTGATGGTGACTATAACATAAGGATCAAGGCTTCTGACGATACTACTATAATCGCAAGTTTCCCCAACGTAAAGATAACCTCTGATACGGCAACAATGTGGGAAGGCAATATAGGAACGGCGCTGCCATCTGCGGCTGTTGCCAACGCAGGTCAACTGTTCCTGAAAAGAGACGGCTCGGATAATATAGTGGGGCTATACGCCAATGACGGCAAATCTGGCTCCGCTGCTTTCCAGCTGCTTGTAGCCCTTAGCTCCGGGGTCACTGAGTTTGATGTGTTGTACACAGGGTCTGTACCATTTTACAATGTAAAGCATTCAGACTATGGTGCTGTTGGAGATAATTCGGCGGATGATACCCCAAAGATACAACTAGCAATAGATGCGGCGATAGCAGCAGGAGGGGGGATCGTTTTCTTCCCAGAAGGCACTTACAGGATGGACTCAGCCGTAGAGATAGAAGGTAGTAACATCATACTCTGGGGGGCTGGTGCAGGCTCTATCCTAAAGACAGGTACCGGCAATTTTACAACTGATATGATAGTGATAGGAGACGGAAGCTCAAGCTACGAGAACGTCATAATCGAGAACTTGTCATTCGAGACAACTGAAACAAAAACCGCCGGAGCTGCGATATTGTTCAATAAGATAACAAGATGCACCGTAAGGGGCTGTAGAATAAAAGACCAGTTTTACGGGTTCTCAACGGCAACGGCAAACGACACTGTCTGGATAGATAACTGTGCGATAATAGACCCTGTAGCCGCCAATGGACGTGGTTTATTCATACAAGATTCAGGGACATACAGGATATCAGGTGTTAGCGTAGAACAATCGAGTACGGCACACGATCACGGGATATTAGTAACGGCTGTAGGCTGGCTCTGGATGACGGATTGTGTCTTCGACGGAGCATTAGACAATATAGCTATCTCACCTGGAGATGGTCAAACGGCACAGAAGATAATGATAAAGGGGTGTAGGGCAACAGGAGCTACAAACGGTGGCGTTAAAATAGCCCCGACCCACGCTAACGGTACAATCCTTAATGTTAAGATTGTCGGAGGTATAATAGAAGATAGTGGAGATAACGGAATAAGCGTTGGTGCTGCTGCCGGTACTATAGACGGGGTATTCATAGACGATGTAAGCGTCATGAAGAACGAAAAGAACGGTATCCTCTTATGGGGTGGTTCAGTCACCATTAACACTGACGTTCATTCATGTACCTGCTCTGGCAACTCAAATGGTGCGTCAGGTACGTATAGTGGTATCAAGGTAGAGGGCGGCACAAGCCTATTCTCTCTTATAAATAACAGGTCTGGCCAAACGTCAGGAGAGGCTAACGACCAAGACTACGGTATAGAGATACAGGCTGCGGCTAGTGATGAGTATAGCGTTATAGGAAACACGTTAGTCAATAACTCTAATGGCGGGCTGCTAGACGGTGGTACCGGCGAGGACAAGATTATAAGTAACAACCTGACTGATGATTCGATAGCGTTGACAGCGGCATCAAGTATGGAAGCGCCAGCCCATTCAGATGTATTTACAATAACAGGTACAACTGCGATAGACAATATAACCGGCGGATGGGACAGAAGGATTGTTACCTTTGTGTTCGTCGATGCAGTTGACATTAATGACAAGTCAGGTGGTGCCGGTGAGATCAACTTAGCCGGTAGCGCAGATTGGACAACAGGTGCGGCTGACGATACGATACAATTAATATATCTCAACTCTGCGAGCGCGTGGTTTGAGACATCGAGGAGCGACAATACTTGATAAAAGGCCAGAAGATAGAGGTGCTTATACCGCCGCGAACTGTAAAGGATACAGGCAGTTCAGAGGTAATATTACCGGCACAAATAGACATGAAGAATCTGCGGGTTACAGATTTAGGCAATGTGATAAAGCGAAAGGGATACGCCCAGAAATGGGATCTAACAAGCGAGAAGAACGTCCCTCTGTTGATACCTGAAGATAGCGGATACGCAGTTGACGATAATGGCAGTATCTATAGCCTCGGCGATACTGTTACAGCACATGCCAGTCCTATAGGTAAAATCAGCAGACCATATTGGACAAAGCTTGATGATAAGATAATAGTAACAGCAGGTTCTACCCCGAAGAAAATCGTAGCCGGTAATTCTACAGACCTCCTTGGCAATCCCGCTAAAGCCAAATGGTGTGCTGTTGTATTCGACAGGCTGTTCCTGGCCGGGCAGGATGATAATACGTGCTCTTATTCAGGTGTAGGTAACCCGGAACTGTTCACCGGCAGTTTTATTACAGACAGGAGCTCTCCTAATAAGTTTATGACATCGTTTAGAGATAATCTATTCTTCTTTAAGGAGCGCAAGCTTGAAGTCTACAGCCCTACCGGAGCATCAGTCCCCGTTGTTATAAACCGTGCGCTTGGAGTAGAGAAGGGAATAAAAGCTCCTGATTCTGTGGTAAAGACGGATGATGCAATATTCTGGCTGGGAGATGATGGCGAGTTTTGGAGATATGCAGGTGGCGGCCTGACAAACATATCTACGCATTACAGGAATGAGCTAGATAAACTACAGAATCCGACAGCTATATACGGGTTCAACAATGAGATAGACAAGATAATAATGTGGATAGCGCCAACTGATGGGCGGGTTTTCATATATGATTATGATAAGGAGCTCTTCTTTGAAGATGCTAGGTGGGAAGGCTCCGGCTGGCAGATAATGCCTATTAACTCTTACATGGAGCTTAATGGAAGCCAATATTTTGGTACATATAACTGTGATGGTCTGATCTACGAGATGTCGAAAGACAGTCTAGATGATGCAGGTCAGCCGATCAGAGCTTTGAGGCACTTTAAATTCATGGTGGCAAATGGTGAACGTGCAAGAGTCAATCTGGCAAGGTTCAGGTTTAATCGGCAGGTTTACACAAGCGCTGTAACAGCGCCTAAGATGAATGTAGAATGGCGATTCGACAATGAGCCATGGGAGAACGTGGATGAGTTGACATTGGGTTCGGCTGGAGAGAAGGAGCCGTACAGAGCATTACGTCAGCTTGGTATCGGCAGGGAGCTAGAGATGAAGTTAACAGAGATGGATGCCGTTGAGTTCCTGGCTACGAATCTTATCCTGACAGTGGAGGCACTAAATTGACAGTAAGAGCAGAACCGCCAAAGCCTGTAAATAATGATATGGACTTGCATGAGTATTTAAGAGAGACGCATGAGGAACTATTTGGCCTTTCAGATGCAGGTGGCAGAGTAAACGGTAAAACCGCCGTAGCAGACACATCTGATGTCAGCGATACGGCAACACAACTAAACGCGTTATTAGCGGTACTAAGGGAACAGAACATAATAGGAGCATGAGATGGGATTCTTTTCTAGTGTAAAGAAAAATTTAGGGGCAATAGCTGGTGGGGTCGCGGGCGCGGCATTAGCGCCAACAGGTTTCGGGTTTTTAGGAGGGGCAGCCGGTGCACAGATAGGGCAACAGTTATTCGGTGACGATCCGCAGGTCGATGCTCTAAGGCGAGCAGGCAGGATAGAAGAAGCGCAGCGATTAGCTAACGAGAAATTTCAGCAGTTCATCTTGGAGCAGACCGCCGTACAAAGGGAAGCAGCTGCCAGAGCTATCCCCCAACTAGAGGCGGAACTTACGGCAGAGAGCCCGCTCTTCCAGCGCCAGTTGCAAAGAGGTCTGACAGGATTAGGTGAGTCATTTGCCGCACAGGGGTTAAGGGGCAGCACCGCGCAGGCGGAAGCGGCAGGAGAGTTCACAACAGGGTTGACAGCTCAAGATATAGGCAGAAGGACAGCGATATTACAGGGGTTAGCAGGAGGAGCCACAACCGGACTTGGCCCCGCGCTAGGGGCGCAGCAACTTACGAGCGGTCTTGCCGGAAGGTTAGCTCAGACCCAAGCAGGTATAGGCGGCGTTCAAGCGGCAGGGCAACAGGCACTGTTTGGTAACTTATTGCAATTGGGGCTATTAGGGCAGTTAAATCAGCAACAAGTGCCTCAAACACCAGAGACGCTGTTCGGGCCACAACAAGTAGCGCCAGGTGGTTTTATAAGAAGAACACCTGGTGGCGGAATAGTAGACCTACCTGCCGGTAGAGCAGGGTTGGGCGGGAGGATGTTTTAATGGCAGAACCAACATTTCAGCCCGGAGCTTTACCTATAGTAAGCGGCCTGGCACAAATAGAGCAGATAAAAGGCGCACGAGAGGCGAGAGGGTTAGCACAGCAAAG